GGCCTTCAGTTCCCGGTAAGCCGCGGCGTCGCGCATCATCCTGACGACGCGGTGGTCGGTGATGTTGCCCATCTCCTCGGGCTTGAAGCCAAAATGCTTGGCTGTCGATTCGTAAATCTTGACCAGCGCGGGCAGGTCAATCTTTTCCTTCGCCAGTTCGGCCCATGAGGCTTCAATCGTCTGCTGATACTGCTTTTGCTGCAGCGCCTTTGATTGCTCGCCGGCCTGTTCCCGTTCGCGTTTAATGTTTCCATCGAGCGTGCCCAGGAATGCCCGGATTTGTCCCTGTCGCTGGTTTTCAGCCACCCATGCGGCCGGGTCGTTCTGGGCGAGTTGCGCCATCTCCGACTCGGTGCGAAATCCGGCCATCTGTTCAACAGCAGAGCGCGCGAACGCGGCCTGCTCCATGTACTGGTTGCGGACTTCCTCATGTTTCGTCTGCAGGAACTGCACCGCTTGGTTCTCACGCTCTGCAAGGGCTTGAGTTTTTTTGGTGTAGTCCTTCTGGCGCATCAAAGCGGCAGGTAGTTCGTCTTGCGAGAACTCCACCGTTTCCTCTGTGCCGTCTTCTGCTTTGACCTTGAAGGTCACTTTGGTCTCGACGGGTGTCGGTTCGTCGTCTTCGGGCTCATCGCCTTCGTCCGCGTCCGGTTCGTCGTTTTCCTCGTCGGCGTTGTCCTCGTCGGGCGCCTCGTCGGTGTTCAGTGGCTCGTTGTCCTCGGGGGCCTTTTCAGGTTTGTCCGACAAAAAGCCAGCCAGTCCAGCCAGTCCGGTCTCGGGTGCGGATTCCGCTTGTCCGTTCTCGTCCATGAAACTTCCTCAATCAAAAACCCCTCCCACGCCATCGGAGAGGCTTGCGGCGCATCGCTGCGTTCGCTAAAAAGCAGATGGCTGCCGAAAATTTGTTACTTCGAGAGTTGCTCTTTGAGCGCGTAGTCCATGAGCGGCCAAATCTTTTGCTCGGCGTTCTGGCGGGCAATCTTTCGGTCAATCTCGGCGTCGAAGTTCTCAGGGCTGGCACAGGCTGACTCGCCGCTGACGGTGAAGCCGTTGCGTAGCACCAAGACGCAGAAGGTGAGCAGTCCGAGGGACTGCAGTTCTTGGGTGGGCTTACCAACCGCGGCGCCCGCACCATCGACGCCGTTTTGCGCTGTGAAGTAGTGCTCGCTGGCAATGTTCTCCTCAATGTCGGCAGGCGTCACGCGCGGGGCGGTCAAGCCTTTGGCTACGATTTCAGATTCGATAGATTGATCGTTGCTCATGGTTTTTCCTTGAAAAATTGTTACTGGCCGCGCCGAAAGAACTGGCGCGCCTTGGATTCGTTGCGCTCGGCATCGATGCTGATCTGATGCATCGCCAGCTTGCCGGTTTCGATCAGGCCCACCAGTACGGACTCGAATTTGCTCTTGATCTTGGCCAGTTGCAGCAAGAGCATTGCGCCCTCCTTGTCCGTCACCGGGCATGCTTTCCATTGCTGGACGATCTGAGCATCAAGTGTGCGCATTGCCTCAGTGAACACTTCGCTGTCAAGAATGCGCTGGGCTTCGATGCCGCGCTGTTGGGTCTGGTGTGGGGTCATATTGATGATGGAAATACGTGCTGCATTACCGTGAAATTATTGCGATTACTTGGTGTAATCAACCCAGCCTCTAACTCGCCCACTATCAGCTGATATACCATATCTAACCTCAAAACTAGCAGGTCCAAATACAACTTGTATATTCATATTTGCACTCCCATAGTCAACGAAAGGAACTGGACGCCAGAGAACACCACTATCATCTCTTGACAGCAAACTATAATCAATAAGGTCAGCAATGGTAATTCCAGGGCCATAAGCTATGGTATTTGCGTTTCCTGCGCCCAAATGGTCTCCGTAAAAAACATAAACTCTATAGACAGCACCATAAAGTCCACCATGTTGATTAGGTGACAGGTATTCGGTGTTAACGTCGTAGGATGCTGTGACACACAATACCGCATCACCGCTAAAAAATGTAACCCACCCGGTGATAGGGTCGGTCATGGAAGTGACGAACGAATCCGACGCAATGGATGGCGACACACCAAAACTGAAATCAATCTCGCTTATCCGGCTGACACTCAAGCGCAACACTGCGCCAGTCGGATAAGGCCCATAGCTACCGCCTGCTGCATTGGTGGCGATCACCGATGGAACCCCAACTCCATCAACAATGGTCACATTGTAGCTGCCCGATTTCGCGGCAACCAGCAACGATTCTCCCGGTTGAAGTGCGAGGTCTTTACCTTCTCCGTTGCGCAGTTTTTGACTCATGGTTTACTCGTTTTCAGTAGCTGTAAATTTGCCCGTCAACTCGTCATCGCATCCTTGAATACTTCGCTGTCGAGCACGCGCCTGGCTTCAATTCCGCGCTGTACGGTTTGTTGTGGCGTCATATTCGTTTGGTCTCCGCGACTACCGAAAACGTCACAGATGGCGCGGTGCCCGCAATCGCGTAGCTCAGCCTTCCATGATTACCGGTCGTGGAAGGTATCTTGATCAAAGTCTTACCGATGGCGATCACAGCCGGACCGATGGTGTTATCAAAAAATGTCACGCCGTCATGGCTGGATTGATAAGTTATCGTCATAGTCGAGCCAATACCACTGATGGCGGTAACGTTCAGGTACAGCAGCAACTCGGACGACTCGCCCGGCAATGTGCCAAGGTCAACCACGCCAGAGACGGTACGGGCCGCACTGGCAAGCGCGGTCACGGCGGATACTGTTTTCATGCGGACTCGCTTTCGTTGAAGTCTTCGGTTAGTTCAGCCGCCGCGGCCTGCTGGGCAGTCATATCGGCCAGCGTCACGGCCTGCTGGGCGCTGATCTGGGCCACCTGGATGGCGCGGGCGTTGTTCATCTCGGCAATCTCGCGGGCGTTGGCCAGCCGCATCTGCTCCATTTGCGTGGAATGGTTCATTTCGGCGTTGTGCCGATCCTGATCAAGCTGCGCTTGAAACTGCGCCTTCTGCGCTTCCATCTGGGCCGTGTGCTGGGTATCGCGGGCTTGCATTTCCTGCTTGTTGCGCTCAGCCTCGATGTCGCGCTGCATTTCGCGCTGGTGCTGCTGGTCTTCCATTGCCAGGCGCTGCTGGTCGGCCTGCGCCTGCGCCTGCATCTTCTGGGCGTCACCTTGCTGCTTGCCTTGCTGCTTCATCTGCTCCAACTGCAATTCAATCGGCGGCTGGGGCGGTGGCTGCTGCACCGTAGACGGGTCTTGTAGGAAGTTCTGCACATCCTTGAAGCCTGCGTTTTCCACGATCTTGGCCGCCGTGTGATACAGGTGCTTTGGCGTAGCCATGCCCATCTGCAGGCCTGCCTGCTGGAGCTGGTAGACATTCTGAAGGCTGGCGGCTTTGGCTTGCGTGTCGCCGCCACCAAGGCCCACATTGATGCTCATGTCGTAGCTGTCGCGCCACTCGGACGGGTCCATTTCCACGAACTCGCCACGCAAGCGAAACGCCAGCTTATCCATGTCGCCCTCGGTCAAGAGCTTGAGGATGCCCTGCATGATGGGCTTCAGCAGGCACTCGGCAATGATGCGGGCGATCAGTTCGGTCGGCTGCTGGCTGGCGGTCTGGTCGATCTGGCGCCCGGTGGCGGTGTTGTTCAGGCTGTCCGGGTTCATGCCCTGCGAGGTACGTGATACGCCGGTGCGGTTCTCGCGCATGCCCTGGATGTATTCCAGCATCGGGAAACTGGCGGCGGCACTGAACGGCGTGACCTGCTCCGTCACGGCGTCGGCGCGTTGCATGCGGATGATGCCGCCAATGCGCGAATCCAGCAGGTCGTCGATGTTGGCATACGGCGAACCGTTGGCATCCGTCAGCAGCTTGGTGCGCGGGTTGTTGGTCAGCTTGAGGTTGTCGAGCGTCTGGTTCAGGATCTCGCTGTGCAGGCGCTGCAGGTCGCCCACGGCATCGTGCATTGACTCGCCGTCCCAGCGGTGCGTGTTCATGCGTGGGCTGAAGGTGGCGAACGGCACGTCAGCGCATTCCTCGTTGCTCAGAATCTTTTCGTGCAGGCGGTGGATGCAGCGGCGCTCTGCAATGCCGTCGCCGTCCATGTCCACCAGCACATACTCGACCCGGAGCCAGCCCTCGGCCATAGCGTCGTCGGTGGTGCTGTCATCCAGGTCTATCAGTTCCTCAGAAGCCATCAAACCCACGTTTATCAGCGTGGCGGCAGTGTTGCGCTCGCCCGAAGCACGCAAGTCCTCGGCATCAACCTTGTAGCCCATCTGGCGCAAATCAGACGTAGTGACGCGCATGTGACGCGCCACGTAAGGGCACTCAGCCAATAGCGGCGAGGTCCATTCACGGTCAACCAGCAAATCCTCGGGCGAAAAGGCCTCGACCTTGATGATCTTCTTTTTCTCCGTGCGCTTGATGCGGCCGGAATAGCTGACGACAGGCTGGCCGGTCATCATGTCGATGATGGGCTGGCCTTGCGGGTCCATTGCGGGCGCTGGCGTGGCCTCGGAGATTTCCCCATGCTCTGCGGTCAGCATCGCCAGCATTTCGGCGCTGGCGCCCTTGAACGGAACGCTGACGACGGTTTCCTTCGACTCCTTGCGCCAGGTCACGGCGCAATTTCGGATGATCAGCGCGTCCTTGATGGCGTTGTACAGCACCAGAAAGCCGTTGTTCTGCTTGAAAAATACGTAATTGCAGGCGTCGGTGGCCTGTTCTGCGCCCTGCACATCGTTGGCTTGCGTGGGCTCGAACTCGACGGCCTTGTCGGTGGCAGTGAAGGTCTTCAGCAGCGACGGCAACACCCATTCGACCGTGTCGCGCACATCGGACGCGACGATCTGCGACCAACCCTCCTGTTCCGTGCCATAGGGCTGGCGGTGAAACTCGCGCATGGCGGTTTCGCGCTCGCTGCCCAGCTGGCCCCAGACATAGCCGGACGCGGCATCTTCCTTGCGCCTGAGTATGTCCAGCAGTTCGTCTTCGTCCATTTTCATGTGAGGTATTTCTTTCGATAGGCAAGCGGCTTGCTGGAACCGTTGCTGTTTGATAGTGAGTCCGCCACGATGGCGGCATAACGGAATGCGTCGGCCCCGTGGCTGTACTGGTCATGCAAGGGCGTTGATGCCTCCTGCGTGGTCTTGTTGATCTGCCTGCGGTAGCGCTTGAGGCACTCGATCAGCCGCGCGGCTTTCTGTTTGTCAAAATAGATGCGCCCGAACGTCATGCGCGCGGCGCGAATGCCTTCTTCAATCGCCATGTTGGGCGTCTGCTCGACCGCACATCCCAGCGCTTCCATGATTTCTTGAGCGCTCTTTCCGGTCTTAAAGTCCTTGGCAAAGCCGTCGTGCGGCAGGTAGTGAATACCCCAGTTAAGCGGCATCGCCTTCAACTGGCGAACATAGTCGTCCAGCGTGCGATGGCTGTCCTCGATGTAATCCACGATCCGCAACTCGGAGGCCGAACGCTGTACCAGGATGATGGACATTGAATCGTTCCACCCCAAGTCCCACACAGCGTGGGTTTTCAGCAGCGCATCGGCGGGTACATCACGAATCCGGCCTTCTGATTCAGCCTTGGCGATCTCGTCAAAGTAAATCGCGCCCTCAATCGCTGGTTTACAACGGCCTTCCCACACATGGGCGTAATCCTCAGCCTTCATCGTCGCTTCGGCGTGCGCCCTTTCGGACTCCAGCACGGCTGGGAAATACGGGTTGTCGCTGTAGTTCATGAGCACCGACACGCAGTCAGGCGGTGGACTGGTCACGAACATTTCATGCGTCGGGTCAGACTCCAACTCGGGGTTGTACGTCACCCATATCTCGGAACCCTCCTTGCGAATCGTCGGCACCAGGGTTTTCCACGACTTGGCACTGATGGCCTGCGCTTCTTCGCACCATGCAATATCCACGCCCTCGAACGACTTCAACGCCGTCGCTGTTACGTCGGACAGGCCGCTGAAATAGATGCACGACCCATGAGGCCCGCGAATCTCGGTTTGCAGGATCTCAAACACCCCGGACAAGCCCAAAGACTCGATCTGGTCGCTCAGCAACTGGTGCACCGACTGCTGGATGCTCTTTTGAATCTCGCGGGTACACAGCACGCGGGTCTGACGCTCAGCGCAGCGCAAGATCAAGGCGCGGGCGAATCCCCAACTCTTGCCGCTGCCACGCCCGCCGCGCGCCACCTTGTAGCGGGCCGGCTTGAACAGGAAAGCCAGCTTGCGCGGGAAACGGGCGTCAATCGAAGTGGACATTGATGCTCACACTCCCGGCCACATCAAGCTTGACCGGCGCATTGAAGCCCTGCATATCGTTCAGAACCTTCACAGCGCTGATCTTGTCGCCATGCCTGGCCTCCACATCACCCACCACGCCAGACAGCACAGCGATGGATTGCTCGCGTGTCCATAGGGATTTATCGGCCAGTTCTTTCCGGAGTGATGCGACCCTCGCCCCGACCTCACCCTTTTTCATCAAAAGGCTGGCTTTGTTCTGGATCGTCTCAGCCTTCATGGCCCCGGCGTCGTAGGCGCTGCGGTAGGCGTCGGACTGGTTCATCCCATCGGCAATGGCTTGTGCAAAGGCTTCCTGTTTCGCCGTAAGGGTCATGCTGTCGCCCTCGCGGGTTGGTTTGAAAACGAAAAAACCCGCTCATGCATTGGGCATGGCGGGCAAGCCGGGTTCGAGCCGGAAGTGGAGATTGGTGCCGCGCAGCCTGTCGGCAAGTTGGCTCATGGCCGTGTTGATGTGTTCGACGCTGCGGGCGTAAACGACAAAAGCCGCAGGGATTGTGACCGTGCGGCTTGTAATTTATAGACGTGGCTATCCTACTGGCAAGTAGAGTAACTCATTTTTTTAGGTTGTCAAGCCTTTTCATATTGCCCCGCAAAAAATAAGCCGCTTCATAGAAGAAATCCCCGACTCTGCATAAAATCAACTGGGTGCTTGGCCCGCTTCTGGCTATTGCAGCGCTGGCGCATCAACTGAATGTTGCTATCTATATTTGGGCCACCAAGTGCGAGTGGGACAATGTGATCCATCTGGTAATCACTCCCAAGCGGAAGATTGCAGCATGGGCACTTTCCTTTTTGAAGAGCAAAAAGCCTTCCAGATAAGCCTGCAGACAAAGACCCACCGACATCAAGTCTTCTAGCACGGCGATTTTGACAATGCATCCTGCTTATTTCAGGATTAGCCTTTCGATGTGCTGACACCCGAGCCTTGATGGTTTCAATATTTGCCAACCAATACGCCTGGCTTCTTTGAATTTGTCGGGCGCGGTTCTTTTGATACCAATTGGAAAACGACTTCTTGGCTTGCTCTAGATTGTTCGCCCGATGAGCCCTAGCTCGCGCCCTGCAATACTCAGCATTTTCCTCATACCACTTGGCGAACTGCTCTTTTCTCTTTTCGCTATATAGATCTCTTTTGGCCTTATCTCGCCTTTTTGTTTCCTCTGGGTCTCTAGCTCTCACTTCAACCCTTTTTTGCCTGACTCGCTCTGGGTTCTCCTCGTGATATTTAGCTGATTTTTCTTTGCATTTTTCAAGATTTGCCCAATAGTATTCGCGGGCCTTGGCAAGAAGCAGTTCTTTATTTCTCTCAACATACGCAGCCCGCGTTACTTTTGCTCTAGCTTTTTGCTCGTCTGTCATTTGATACCCTTTACCAGTGGGTTAGCTACCGTAGATGGACACCAGCCGGAAGACGGTAAGACTTCATTTCGCCCGCTAAGGCTAGGCTGGTGCAGCCTCTATTTTACCATGTATGCCTATACAACACCGCAGAATATGAGCCTTTTCATGAGGGCGTTTCTAGCCTCCATGAGCAAGATCGCCAGCTCCTCGGGGTCGGTTGGCAATCGAGCGCTCGTCCAGACATTAACCCCACACGCAAGATTTCTCGCATTTAACTGCAGCACCGTTCGATGTACCGGCGGCATCTCCATGACCTGAAAGTCGATAGCTTCACACGTTGCGGAATCAATCGCGCTATCAATGGCGTCATCCGCC